GTCTTAAGTTTTTCATTGATTATCTCAGCATTCATAAATCTGTAGTCATTCTTAAAGTCACCCTTTTCATTCTCAAAGTGTATACCTGTTGGAACTGTGGCTCCGTTTCTTTCGCCTGATAATACAGTTATTTTTGCTTTGTCTTTGTACTCAGGACACTTTAAATGGATATCTAACTTACCCATCTGAGGCATACCAAACGTACCAGACATTTCCGCTTGTGGTTTGTGAAAAGACCCTTGCAAGATTACTGATCTGTCTTCTGCCATTGAATCGATAGCAGTTTCTTTACTGTCGCCAGTAATTTTAACAAGATCTAAAAATCCCAATCCATGCGTGTGTTTAACGATGTCTTTTAAGATGTCTATCATAATGCTTTTATTATACAGATTATTTAGGTCTTAATCAAGAGTTATTTCTAATTTTCTATAAACAACTGGATTTTGTTTACCAGGTTTTTGAAATATAGCAAAATTGGCTCCTGGACGGAATTGATTCATTTCGATTACCTTATATCCCTCTTCTGTAATCATTCTTTCCATTTCCGTTTTGGTATTATAATTCCAATAACCTCTTTTTGCATTTTGCAAATCTATGTCATAATGGCAGTCAGCATATTGTATCATGCAATAACCCCCATCAATCAACACTCTTTTGATGTCGTGTAGATATTGTTGAATATGATTTTGTGTGAAGAATGGAAATGTGTCCCAACTGAAAACAAAGTTGCAACTGCTTTGTGGTATGTTTGAACATTCTGTGTTCTTTGTACGATAAAACACCAAATATTTTTGATGTTGATTTGGAAACATTTTTCGTATTGGTTTCTCTACCTGTGGTAGCACATCTAAAAACATCTGCGTTTTCCATGCCCTAAAATCCATAGAGAACATTCCGTTGCCAGGACCAATTTCTAAACTGTTATATACATTTGATCTAGCAAATTGAAATATTTTAGTTTGTATTTGTCTTCTTAATGCTTCGTCGACTATTGGTTTCTCTTTCTTTAATTCTAAATCTCTTTGAAACCATTCGGGTGTTTTGTCTAGCCTGTTTATTACCTGATCATTATTGGCATCAACGGCTATTGCTATGTCCTTTAATATTTTTAAATTTGAGTCTATTAGTTTTTGTAGATCCTCTTTTTTAACTTTTTCAAGTTTTTCTATTAATAATTTTATTTCTTCTATGCTTAACATATTTGTATTTAGAATTCAAAAAGTTTATTAAATGTATTACTGGTTTCAGTAGATTGTATATCCCATCCTAGCACACCTATCAAATTATCTAGTTTTTGATCTAGTATCGTGGCTTCCATGGCCTCTGAATCAAATGGCAATTCTTTTAGCCATTCTGGAATACGCATTTCATCAACAGGATATGCAATACTTGTATAACCCATAGGATTGTTTTTAAGTTTGCACACAATTACTTTTGCACCATCTGTAATTGGCATGGAATACTTGTCTCCGTACATTTCTTTGCATTTGTTCCAATTCATACTTGCTCTCACGTGTCCAGGCATATTTGCCTTGCCCTTGGCTTCTTCAGCCGCTGTGTATTTGGTCATATTGTTTGCTCTCTTTGGAGATCCTTTCTCCCAACCAGGCCTTGCTTTGAATTCCGCCCTAAATTCACTTATTCTATCTAACACTTCTTTTTCATCTTTTCCAATTAGAACCATGTAAAGCACCTCACTTAAAAAATCCTGCACAAATACAGGAGTGTCTGATCTTTTTAAATCGAGACCCATCGCTTTAACTTTTCCTTCTTTGCCTTCGACATCAGTTCTCTTGCCTTCCACATCATAATACAATACAGCATATCTCTTCTTTGTTATGAATAATCCTTTGGATGCTACAAGTTCTCTACCTGCTTTTATTACATCACCTCTCGTTGCTGGACAATGGAATGCTTTGGTCATGAATGCTTTGAAAGATCCATTTACTTCCTCTGCTATTCTGTCATACAATGCTACCACCGAGTCTTTAGTCCACGGAATAGTACCATCTTTGATTTCTTTTTGGAGTGTCTTGTGTGCTGTAAAATACACAGAGTCAGTATCTCCATACACAACACTCTCACCTTTGTGATCATATTTGCCTGCAACAATTTCATTTACTTTGGATCCCATATGTTTTGTTATACATCTACCTGTTAGTGTCACAGATTGTCCTATTCGAATATCAAAAAATCTACATCCTGGATTTAAGATTGCACCATACAAACTGTTCAAGTTAATTTTTTTAACAAGTTGCCTTTTGTCCCAATACTCTCGTTCAATTTCATTATCTCCACAGTCACGCATTTTCTGTTGCATTTCTTTTCTTTCAGCATACCAACGTTTCAGTAGTCCTGGAATTATTGCTTCAAATTCATAAGTGAATATTGTTCCGTTTGCACTTAACATCCATTTGTTATTGCCATCGAAAATAAGATCATATAGTTGTGCCGCACTCATACGCACACTGGTCTTGTCTTCCCAATCAACAACAACTTCTGTGCCTTTCTCTTGATTCATTACTGCCTGATATTCCCAACTGCCAAACTGACTGTCCCATGCCGCCGCGAACGTTTTCTTTGCGTGTTTGGCTCTGTTTATCTCTGCCGATGTTATCACAGGTCTTATCTGCCCTATGATTGTTTCAGGTCCCATATTCAATGCTCTAATAACACTTGGATATAGAGAGTTTATATCAATTGATCCTATCCAATCATGTATACCTTTTTGTGGAGTGGCCACATAAGCACCAGCGGCCGTTACTGGCTCTGCGTCTTTGTCTCGATATTTTCTTCCAGGCACAATGAGCCCCCGTCTATGCGACTCATTTACAATCGCTTGTTCTGTCACTGCAACTGCACCCATTGTTGTTTGTAGCAACACAGTGTTCTGGTGTGCTATCTCATTGGCAAGTTCTATAAATTTTAGTTTCTTTTCGAGTTTGGCCAATAGTGCAGTATCCTGCCTATTGTATTCTATGAACAATCCAAAATCATTTTTATAAAGTGCATCCAGTGAACCCTCATAAACAGTTTTCTTTTCACCAAGTTCATGTTCACCTATTGCATCTAATCGGAAACTGTGTCTTTCCTCATATGTGTATTTTCTATAAAGTTCTAGTAAGTCCAAATGCACCCTACCTACTAGATCGAAACTTAATTGCTCTCGGCCATATTTTTCAAATATTCTTTTTCTAGGCTTTTCTCCCCAAAAACACAAACGTCTTGTATCATCTGAACTTAATACTTTTTGTATTCTTCCAACTGTGTATGGAATATCATATCCTTCTGAATTCCAGCCTGATAGTATGTCTGCATCTTCAACTAATTGTAAAAATGCGTCCAGCATATCTTTTTCTTTTGTAAACAACATTGTGTTTGGAAAACGTTCAGTCAAAATTTTTGCATCTTGCATACTGAGTGTTTTAGGTGGTACTGCAAGTGTGACCAGTTGATCCGTCCAACTCATATAACAACTTATGGCAGTTATGGGCATGAACGGATCATCTGTTGTTGAATAACCCCTTTCAGGATCAAAGTCAACTTCAATATCAAAAAACATGGTGTTCAACTTGGGAGTCTCTTTGCCTAAGTAGTTCTCCTCAAGGCATCTAAACACTGGATTGATATCTTGTTCATAAAGAGACTTATTGGACCTTAATCTTTGCTCTTTAATGAATTCTTTATGTGTTGTACATTGAACTTTTTGTAATGTTTCCCCTGTCATTGATCTGTGTTTGCCTCTTGCGTCTGGATAGTAAAACACATATCTTGCGTCATACTCTACAAACACACGACCTTTTTTAGGATCACGTTCTACAACATAAATTTTGTCTTCGTCTTTTTTGTATAGTGCGTCTATGTAACTCATTTAAAAAAATACTCTTATGTTCCCTATTACATTCATTATAGTAAACCATGATGCCAGAAAGCAAGTCCATATTATCCTTCTTCGCCATGCCGCATAGGCAAGGGTACTTGAACCTAATAGATACAGAGGAAATATCCAACGCATATCTGGTTCTGGTGAGGTAAAAGTCAACAGCCATGATCCTGCTATTGTAACTGCTACTGAAAATACTTCAAGATAAAAAGCAAGTTTGTCTGTTTTGTAACTCGTTACCCAAAATTCTTTGAGTATCTGATACACTAAAGTTTACCGGCCGTGTTTAATATGCTTTCTAATGTATCCATGTCATCGGCAATGTTTTGATAATTGCCTCTGTGTGCCACAGATATCGCTTTGTTTATAAGTGCTGGTTTCAATTCAAGTTCTTCTGCTATTGCTTTTACTGTGTCTTTTAGACCTGATCTTAAATCTTCAACTTCGCCTAGTACTTGTGAGCCTTGTGATATGATTTGGATTAATTTTTGTTTTTCCGCATCATTGAAGTTTCTTACTGCCATTTGTTTCTCCTGTTGTTATTCCACAAGTATATAACAAATATTATGTAGAGTCAATAGGTATTTGGATTATTCAGTGTGGCCTTTGTGTCGACCTTTTTTGGCAGTC